CTTTCATTCCAGATCTTGGTATTTTAACTTCTTTAAGAGATATTTCATCTATTGTTGCTCGAACAGATCCACTTGAATGAATAGTAATAGAATCAGATGATGGTTGTATAGCTTCAAAATAATGAACATAATTACCATTATCATCAGCATCTATAACAGGTCTTTCCACGCCTCCATTAATTTGGAAAGATCTTCCAAATTTTAATTCTATAACATGAGTACCACTTGTATAGTTAAAGTTTTTTAGTTCTAATCTATAAGTTTTACCTGCCTCCATGTGTGTTCCAGCTGGTGAAAAAGTTGCATATACAGTTCCTCCACCACTACCAGTTATTATAGCTGATGATGATATAACTAATTGATTGGATGCATTAACTGAAAATGCAGCATATGAAGCTGTAAATGCTGCAGATGAACCTGTTTCCCAATTTGAATCAAATCCATTTGAAAAATCTCCATTGGTAAGTAATTCAGATCCAGTATATCCTCTAACACCTATATCATCTAAGCCTGTTGTCATAATACCTGGCTGAAAATTGGTATTTACTACTTGTGATTTAACATCAACTTCATAGGCATTACTTTCAAAGACAATATCCTTGGAATGATATCCATAGTTATATTTAAACTTCTTAAATTCTTCGTTAAACCCCCAGTACCCTACCAAGTTACTAGCTGTTGCAAAGCTTTGTGATGTAATTAAACTATCACGTAAATTACCTTTTCTATCATCATTTAATATAAAATCATTTGAAGTATCTGTTACCTTAAGAGATCCTGGTTTTATTGATTCTCCTACTTTGAAATATGGTATAGTAAAATTAGATGCAGATAAAAATAAACGCTTTTCAATTGTATTTCTATTTGATGCTCCTAAGTTGTTTGCAGGATCATATGGAAATTTATAATATTTATGATTTACCGAATGCCATATTACATGTTGAAATGATTGATCATAAGTGTTAATTGGATCGTTATCGGCTCCATAAAAGTTTGATATATGTTGAACCGTTCCAGCCGTTCCATAGTTTTGTCCATATGTTGATAATGTGGTAGTACCAATTGGAGTTATTCCTTTTCTAAATACAGCTTGTTGCAATGTGTAGCCACTACTACTATAACTAGCATTATTAATCGACCATTGCTTATTTACTTGAAATGGTGATACTCTAAAATTGCCTTTTTTAATTGGCTTAAATACTCCTGGATATGGCATTTGTTCTCGTCCTTAAATAAAAAACTCCCTTATATATTATAAATATAAGAGAGTTTTAAATATAGCTGAATTATAATAGATTCAATTTATTAGAAGTCTAATTTAACTTTAATCAATGCTTCTCTAGTAAACGATTTCAATAATGGTTTACTTAGTTTAGCAACTGCTAATAACTCTCTTCTATTATTATACATTCCAATTGAAGTAACATATACTTTAGGATCAAATAAGAATGATGCTTGCTTAAATTGTCCTCTTGAACCTGTTACAAAGGTTGGATTATTTGAGAAGTTATATTCTGAATTTTTAACTCTTACAAAATAATGAGTCGATTTAACTTTTTCAGATGATCTTGCTTGGAATCCTAATCTATCACCAGATGTATCAGTTAACATTGCTGCTGAATGTGACATTGCTGTAAATAATTTAAGTGCATTATCTCCTGGCACTTCTGATCCTGTTACAATATTAAATGATCCTGACGTATTCATTCCTTTACCACCAATAACTGCAACACCTACTTGAGGATACAATAATCCATAGTAATGAGGATTCGTTTTATTATGTACACCTCTTTCAATTGATCCAGATACCAATGCATAAATTTGACCTGCCTGGCCTATTCTTGTATCAGTCACTTTACTATCATCAATCAATCTAATAACATTACCAGAATTACCTGGTGCTGTAGTCGATGCTGATACATGAGATCCAGTAAATGCACTATTCATTACACCATTACCACTCAATGGTTGTATATTAAACTCAATATTACCTTCATCTAATCTTTCTTTGAATCTTGCTCTATTAACATTAACAAAGAAACAATTTGGATTATCTACACCATTAATGGTAAACATTTTATCACCTGGTTCTAATAACAAGTTTCTATATTGAGAATAAATTGCTCTTGAAGGAGTATCATTTACTTGACCACCTTCATCTGCAGATCCCGATCCACCAACATGTCCCCATGCAATACTAAACTGTGGTTGCGCTCCTGCAACTCCTGATCCTGATTGGAATATCTCATAATAATATCTTTTTTGAGTCGCTGTTTGATCAGATGATGTAAACATATTAACTAGATTACCTAAACCATTTGACCATAAACCTTTAGTTACAGTTTCTTGTTGATTTTCAATAACATCTGCTGGATCAAATGATGTAAATATTCTACCAAATCTAGCACGTAATTGTTTTAAATCACGTTCTCTAATAATTCTATTTGCTAATGCTCTAGCTTGAGATTTAACTAATCTTTGTAATCTTCTTGGATCAGTTCTTCTTGTAGTTCTTCTTCTTCTACCTCTTCTTCTACGTCTTCTTCTAACTACTCTTCTTCTACGTCTTCTTCTTGGTCTTCTTCTTCTAACTCTTCGTCTACGTCTTCTTCTTCTACGTCTACGTCTCATTTCTGTACCAAAGTCTTCTTCTTCATCTTCTTCAGTAGCATCATTATCAAGCAAATCATTATCTATATCTTCCCATTCGGAATCATAACGATCTCTATATTCATTGTATTGAAAGTTTCTCATTTCTTATTCCCTTTTATTGTGCTTGTAATGCTACTCCAGGAGTAGTTTCAAGATCTTGTTTCTCTACAGTTAATTGTATAGTTGTTCTTCCACCTGTCTCATTTCCGACAATTGTAATAGTAGCTTTTTTAGTTGCTGCTGGTTGTGGTTTAGCAATTATTTGGAACTGTAATCCTGTAAGTGTTACAGACTGTGCCGCTTCTTGATCACCAATAAATTGTGGTATTGATGCCATACTTGCTCTTCTAGAAGCTCTTCTAGTTACTCTCAGGAATGCTGCATCCGAATCAGATAATATTGCAGTATAACCAAATATTCTATTTCCTTGAGAAAAGTTAATTGTATTTGGAGTAATTGTAGCTCTTCCTCCAGTTTGTAATGTAATATTTCTTTGCGCTACTTGAACAACAGGGATTCTTGTTATTTTCTTTGGTAACGTTACAAGTTTATATTTCATCATTTGCGTTTCATCTGGTAAAGCTTCAATGATTGGCATGTTTTCAATTGTTACACCATAATATGCTGTACCCAATGGATGATCAGGATTCCATAAATCATAATCGATCTCATCATCAGCAAGTGCAAATTGCGTAATTTTAAATTCGTCACGACCTCTTGCAAGAAGTTCACGACCTTTCTTTGTTAAAATAGCATCTACTGTAATAGATGAATTGTTTAAATATCCCATAGTATTCCCTGTATATTCTTTTTTATTTATTAATAAATATGGTGTTAAGCCAAAAGTATTCCATTATTGAACCTTAAGATTCCCTTCTTTCGAAGTTAATGTATTTGGATTAGTAATTGTAAATGATACTACCGGTCCTCCATCTGTAGTTGCGGTGGTATTTATGTTAAAATCTGGTCCTGTTAATTTACTTCCTTCAAAACATTTTCTTGTTATTCCTGTAAATTCATCATCCATATAATCAGCTGGTTCTAATGAATGTGATGTTGGAAGACCAACATTTACAAATGGCGCAAATAATGTGTTTTTAGTTTTTATTCCTTTTCCTGGTACCCAAAATTGTTTTTCTCTAGCAGCTACACCTCCATAACGTCGAGTAAATATTTCTCTTCCGTTACTGTCTCTATTAGCTCTTAAATGAGGATATCTATTTAAATAATTTACCTCTTCATCTGATAATACATGATGATAAAATCTAAATTGGCCTAATGATCCTGAATATCCATGCGTAATATTACTAGCTTGATATCCTGCTCCTATTTCGTCAAAATAGAATGATCCAGAATTAGTAGAAGCACTAATATCTTTTCGTTGCTCTCCTACCTTTTTTCCATTAATAAAGAATTGAACTCTTCCCATTAGATCACCTGTACTTCCGGTTTTAAATGAATTATACGTTATTGCAACATGCATTAAAGACTCTTTTATACCATCAAGATCATAAGTAGAAGTATATCCATTCCAAAATGTATTTTCATTTGGATAAATTCTTGGGTACCAAAAATCTGCAGTGGGTTCTGATCTTAAAAATGGGTTGTTATTGTGATCAATTCCAAATGCCGGTCTTGTTGAATCATTACCAATTATCCAAGTTGAGTTATTTAGAGAACCTGATGCTGGCTTCAATAGGAATGACATGCTCCATGGATCAGTATTATTTTCACCATTTGCAGACGGATTAGCTCTTCCGACCTTTGGAATTGTTATTCTACTTGATCCTCTTGATGAATCTGATTGAGGTTGATAACAATCAAATATTAACATCTGGCCAGTAAAATTATTATGAGTTACTGATTCAAATCTTGCATTTGCAGGATCTAATGCTGACTCAGTAGAACTATCCGGAGCTGTTTTAATATATGCTAAACTATGTTGATAATTCAAAGTGTTATCACGCATGGTTCCAGCTGCATCAAATGCATCTAATGGATAATGTCGTAAAGCTAAATCTTTTGGTGTATAAAATTCTACTTTCTTTTTGTAAGTATAAGATTTTCTTTGTTCTAGAATTACTGCTTGAATTGCAGCTGAGGCTGTCATGCTTCTATCATAATCTACTTCAGTTTGATCTGATCCAACCACAGTACCCAATCCATAATCAGATACAATTACTGGACCTTCTAGACTTCTTTCACTTCCAGAGTATGTAATGCCATTAATTGTTTTTTTATGATGCCAACTTGATAGTTTGTAATCGGATGGAACTGTTGATGATGAATAGGATATGTTAATAAGTCCTCGATATGTATTATCTGATGCATCTGGACCTACATGTGATATTATACTAGATGATGATATATCTGGTTCGGCTAATTTTATATCCGAAACTTGTAATGATCCTGTATTAATTGGTTGGAACACGGATGATGTAATTTGCAAGCCAGGGTTTTCTATAGATGCATTTAATGGCAATGTTGATGATGTAATAAATCTTGGATCTTGTAATGAAGCTGTATAATCAAGTCTTGCACCATTAATTGCTGTAGTAGATAATGTTATTCTTTGTTCATATTGTGGATTGGTTATTTTAGGTCGTTCCATCAATTGAACCTTTGATCTTTCTAAAACATTTGGTTCAATTAATAATCCCATAGCAGAATTTGCTCTTACTGGAATTAATTGTTTTATTTGAGTAAACAAAGAAAAATCAAATAAAGAAAATATTTTAATATAAGCATTTATATCATTTCGATTATCATACTTCTTCCAATATTCACGAGCTATTTTATTTAGATCAGGATATGTTATATTAAATTCATTTGCAGGATCACCAAAATAATCATCCAATGATATTCCACCAAAATTATTATATATATCTTTATTTATTTGATCGGCTGCTGAATAAAATAATCCTAATCTATTTGAATCTAATGTTGCATAATCATATCGACTTTTTTCTGCAGATGTTCTTGGATCTAATGTTCCTACTAATTTTTGATCTTCAATTCTTATTTTAGTTGAATTGGCATTTGTTCCTCCAATGCTTGGAGCTTGAACATAATAAGTTTCAGTTAATCTTTGATAGTTACCTCTCTGGTCAGTTTCATTTGGAAAAAATGACATAGTAGCAAAAGAACTTCCTGATACTATTAGATGTTCGTCAGCACTTGTATGATATGGAAGTTGTGCATCCAATATATTTTGAGCTGGATGTGATGATGATAAAACTTGATATTTTACATCTCCATGATTTACAGCAATTGTATCTGCTCCTAATGGATAATGTCTAACTAACGTATCAAATGATGATGTAGATGATAATCCTGATACATATGAAGTAGGATTCAATGTATGTTCATCAAATGCAGGTCTACCAATATCTTCTAACCATTCTCTATATTCTTGTATTGATCCAGAAAATGTTAATAAGTTTGGCGTTTTAGCATTGCTAAAACTAATGCTATTATCATCTTCAATAAATCTTCTTAAATTGGTATTTACTTTAAATTGATCTTTTGTGCCACCTGTACCTGGCCAACCTCCTATTCTTATTCTTGCTTTACCTTTGAGATTAGTTCCAACTCCCCATCCTTGTTTACCTGCTGTATTTGTAGG